TGAACTCTTAAAGTACTTGCTTTGACTTCTTTAAGTGGGTCAAGTTGTCCTTGACTCGGTCCATTCCATTGAGCTCCACTCCAAGCTTTTGTTAGCAATGGATCTTCTCCATAGTTCTTCATATCTACTCTACCTAGCAAATATGCTTCTCTTAACCATTCTTCGTATACTACTTGTGTAAAATTGCTCGAGAACCAGTCTCTTCTTTTTCTAAACATTTTCCAAGCTTCTAATAAAGCGGCTCTACTTGCTGAATAGCTAGCAGTAAAGTGCTTAATTAGTAACTCATAAGGAACTTCTAAAGCCGCTCCTATTTGTCTTAAAATTGAAGTAACGAAAGGGTCAAACTGTGCATTAGGTCTACCTGGATTAGTTGCGACAACCTTTTCTCCTGGATTAAGTCCTTGAACTAGACCAGGAGTTAGTTCTATAGTCTCATCATTAGAACTATCTATTTGTTCTGTTTCATCTAAGACTTCATGGTCTGCAATATTAGCTCCTTGGGCATTATCCTTATCACTCTCTATAAAAATCGCATACATTCCACTTACAACCGCTGCCATAAGTTCTGCGTCAGTATATCTATCTAGTTGCTTCAGTGCCTCAATTACTGGAGATAGAATAGGTATACCTCTGACTTGCTCAGGTCTTTCAGCTAGCATTATGTGTAGAATGTTTAACTGCTCTTCTTTTCCATAAACAGAAATAAAGTCAGTTTCTACATTTCCAAATACATCGAGCGGGTGTTTTCTTGCAACATAATATCCAGAAATTCTATTATTACTGTCGATTTTCACTCCATCAACAATACTCTCATCATTTTGCAATATAGAAGGTGTCATAACTCTATCAGGCTCAATTATTTGTAGCTTTAAGCTATAAGGATTCTTTGGTGTTAGAAAATAGTTAAATTTTACAAAACATTCGCCATTCAAGAGAATAGTTAAGAATACTAAGTCTTGAACCTGGTCAAAATTAAGAACTCCCATCTGTTCAATCTTATTGTCTGCCCACAGTTTGAATTCTTTTTCAATAGTAGTTTCAATTGCTTCGGCTTCTTCTTCACTAATCCCTAAAGTTTCATAGTCAATAGATGATTTTAGCTTTAATCCGCTACCAATTACATTAGAATTGATAGTTTTCATGACTCCTTGAGCAACTGGAGCTCCCATATACAAGTCCCTTGACCTTTCAACCAACTTTTTTCTGTTCTTGTAGATGTCTTTTTTAACTCCACCGCCTGTTGAAATCCAACCTTTCATAGAACTTTTTGTGGTAGAGGCTCCATGATTTGAGTATCCAGTATTCAGAATCTCAATTTTTTTTCTAGCAACTTCTCTTTCAAGAGCCTTTTTAGGGTTAAAAAAAGCAATTGTTTTGTCTAATAAATTCATTTTTCACCTCCTTTTGCATTAAAAAAAGAAGATTAAAACCTATAAATCTCTAGGTACTACTCTTCTTCCTAATTTTTTTCTTCCATTATTGTTCAATTTATCAAGTTCGCCCTCCCAGAAGGCTCTACCTTTTCTAATTTCAGATAAATCTTCTCTTACAAGCTCTCTTGTACCAATTTTATAACTTTTTCCAGTTAACACAGCTATTTCTGCCTTTCTATAGACTTCAATCATCTGTGAACACTCTTCTCTAGTGTAATTCAATTTATAAGCTCACTCCTTTCGATAAAACTCTTCTTTTTGATACTTTCGTAGTTTTTTTTGTAGCTTCAACAGTATATTTTTTACTTAAATTTGGATTTGCTATTTTTAATGCTGCATAAGCATAGTTCCTCAAGTCTAGAGGTTCATTTCTCTTAGTTCCAATAACTTTCCAGATAGTTTTTTTTACTCCTTTTTCCCAAACAGTAGTCTTAACTTCAGATGTTAATCCTTTGAAATATGCTTCATCATAGCCCCTGTCTACGTTATTTGGAAAGTGCATATACATAGAACCAGGTTCTTCAATTTTTAGTCTAGCAAGTATTGTTTCCTTACCTGTATTAACTCCCAGAGTAAACAGTGATATTTGCATTCTGTTAGTTCTAGATGGCTTGGATACAAAAGCTACTCCATCTCCACCTTTACCCTTAATACCGAATACTCTTCTAAACTCTCTAGGTTTGATGTATTGATATGCTTCTTGTGTATAGTGCCCTCCTGTATCTATACAGGTACAAAGAATTCTTATTTTTTCGCCATCTGCATACTCAAACTCTGTTTCCAGGAATCTATCCAATTGCTCCCACACATCATTTTGACCAGGTGAGCCTATAAATTGCTTATAGTAAATACCCCAAGACTCTTCCCCAAGACCCCAACCTACGACTTCAATTTCTAATCTATCGTCTTGAACATCGACTCCAGCAGTTAAAACTTGAACTTGATCAGGTATTTCTGCTGTATACTCTTCTTTTCTCTTAGAAACATCTAAGAAATCTATCTTTTCTACTTTCTCTTCCCATGTTTGACCAAGACATGTATTCGTAAAAACCTTCATCATTTGCATATTACCTTTTGCGGCTTTAAACTTTTTTATAATTTCTGGCCATGTTGAAAACGGACTATATAACTCTGAAATATGAAAGCCTCTAACACTCCAATCGTCTACTTCTTCCTGTGGTTGCCATATACCATGAATCATATTTCTTTTCCATTCATGCTCACTTGAAATTTCTAAACAGTCAGAGCATTTATGCCCAACAGGTTCAAAGATTATGTTTCTCCACTCTAATTTTTGAAAAGAGCCACATTTTGGGCATGGAATATAAAACTCTTCTTTCGTTGAATTCTCATATTCTTTCTCAACTCTTGAGTCTCCTTTGATGGTTGGTGTACTAGTTATAACGATTTTCTTATTCCAGAAAGTTTTTGTTCTTTCTATTGCTAAATTTAAAGGATCTCCTTCTCCTCCAACGTCGCTTTTGAATCTATCTACCTCATCGGCAAGTAGAATTCTCAAAGGTCTGCTTGATAGCTCTGCAGCCGAATTACTTCCAACCAAAGTAATGTATCCTCCAACAAATTCTTTTTGTAGTTTGGTGTCCCTTCCGTCAACTTTGTTTAGAATTTTGTTTTTAAGCTGAGGTGTACTTTGTATCATATCATCTAGTCTTGTGCTAGAAAAATCTTCCGCTAAGTCTTTGGTCGGCAAAAGATACATGATAGGAGCAGGGTCATAGTCAGCATAATATCCAAAAACATTCAATAAAATTTCAGTCTTAGATAACTGAGCTCCATACATCATCACAATTTTAGATGTTTTTTTATCCGATATTGCTTTCATAACTTCTCTTTGAAATGGCACTCTATCAGTTTTCCATCGCCCTGGTTCAGCTGATGTCTTAGAACTTAAAATTCTATATGAATCAGCCCAAGTATCTATAGTTAACTTTGGTGGAGGCTTCAAGGTTTGGAATATGTCAGCAAATAAATTAATTGTTTTTCTTAGACTTGGATTTTCTATTGGATCCTTTTCCTTTGCTTTTTTCATCTTCCACCTCTTCTTCATCTTCCATGATTATGTTTTTATTTTTAAACAATTCTGGACTATATTCGCTTAATTCCAGCAAAACATCTTCTATAGAACTCAAAACTATGTCCTGAATATCTCCAAGATTATCGCAACCCACAACCAAAGGTGCTATTTTGTTAGGCACGGCTAATAATTTACCCTTTAAATTTGTGAGCATAACTGTCATGACTTTCTTAACTATCTCTGCCGAGTGCAGTTCATTTTTTAATTCTGATATTTTTATACTTTTTAGCTCTATATCTTTTTCAATTTTTTCAGTTTCTTTTTTAAGTTTTGTGTCTTTCAAATCTACATCAGCTGAGTTTTGTTCTTTAATAAACTCAATAAAACCTTTTACACTCTCTACGAGCAAATATTTACCTCTATTTCCACTTTTTTTCACAACGCCATCTTGAGCTAGCATTCTAATATATCTATCAGTCACCCCAAACATCTCCGCAAGTTCAGGGCTACTAACTATTTTTTCTTCTGTGTTCATTTTTCACTCCTTAGGAACGGAAATTGTTAAAATTTTGACCAATATTCAGGTGGAGCTCGGGATTCGCGAGACCCGCTTGACTTTTTTATTTTCTGAAAGAACCTATTTTTCTATCTTTCAAACTTTTAATTTTATAAATATACTCTAAAATGAAAAACGATTAAAAATTAACCGTATATAATTAATAGATTAAAAATTAATCAATAAAAAAACTCCCACAGGCGACGTATCGCACACATCTAAGTGTAGTGGGAGTATTGATGTTGGTATCCTGTGCATATTGGATTCTCACCAATGAAAGACTATCGCGTCTAGCCAGGGTATTAGCCCGATGCACCATAATTGGTAGAGGCTTTTTTAGAGTAGAGCCTCAATAACTACTAACGATACACTAAAAATTAAGGAAGATTCTATGAATGAATTTCATTTAACCTTTTTACACATTAACATTATATTACATATAGAAAATGTAAACAAGGGCAAAAAGGGTGCAAAAAAGGTGCAAATTTTTTAAGGAATTAATTTATTTAATTTCTCCAAAATATCATTTTGAAATAGGTTGCTCGCTATTTTTTCAACTAATAAACTTTTATTTCTTTTTACAGTGCTTTCATCAATTCCTAATTTATTAGCAACACCTTCTATTTTAAATTTCTTAAAATAAATCAAATCTATAATTTCTTTATATTTATCATCTTGCACAAAAGAAAGCCCATAATCTATGAAATCAACAAGATAATCTATTTCATGTATTTCTTTAATTCTTTCTTCTTTTATCATTTCTATCTTTTCTACATCGCTCAAATTATCCTTATTAGTAGCTTTTATTTCATTAATTGAGTATATTTTTTTTAACTCAATATTATCCAAACTCTTTTTTAAGTATTCTTTTCTATTTTTTAAACCAGGATAATTACTTAAAAAATACTCGGTTTTTTGATATGGTGTTAGATTTTTCTCTTTATTTATTTTTGTTATTCGCCCATTTTTAATACATATCTCATAAACTCCATTATCTAATTTTTCAATTGTTTTCTGAAGTTCTTTATACTCCATTATCTCACCTCTGTTATAATATTATCTATGACTTCTAGTTCTTTTCCATCAGAAGAGTAAATATCTCTCATTCTCTTAGAAAATTCAATTTTCTTTGCTTCTAATTCATCATCAGTCATATATTTTTCTTTGAATATGTGACTATTTATAATTCTTACGTGGTTTCCATCTTTTACTCTTAACTCTTGCAGATACTCAACCATCAATTCCACTCCTTCCCAATTCTTTGCATATTCTTTTGCCACTTTTCCCAGTAACAGTTTAATATGTCATCTTTTGTATAGCCTAGTTTTACAGAAAGAGTTAACAAGCTACTGAAAAACCATCTAAATTTGTTATCTAGTAAATCGTACATTAATCCAGTAAAATATGCTCCAGCATAATACCCTGGAAAAATTTCAAATTCTTCACAATAATACTCTATTTGAAATCTACCATCTCTGCTTTTATAATTTATCAGTTGTGCAAAAAAGAAATAAACGTCAGTCAGCTCTTCTAGTTCTTTATCTCTATTATATTCCTTAGTTTTCCAAGTCTTGTGACTGTGTTTTGTCTCCTCATTAAGTTCAATTAATTCTGCTATTAAAGATAATTTAATATCTTCAAGCGTTCTTTCTCTAATATTATTCAAACTTTCATCTAAATACTTTTGAAGATTCAATATATCTTCAAAATTTTCAGGCTTTTTAAATTCCATTATCTCACTTCCTCCATCAATTCTGGGTTTTCATAAATATTCCCAATTATTTCCATTCTTTCATTATTGTTGTTTGTAAAAGGTATTTCCATTTCAAATTTATCATCTCTTAAAACAAATCTTGCTTGTTCCATATTAAAAATGACTTTATATCTACTATTATGTAAAGTTACAATGTCTCCCTCATAAATTTCGTCTCCATATTCGTCTTTTAATCCTGTGTATTGCATTATCTTTAAGTCTTTTTTATATAAAAAATCGTTTTCATCAAAAGAATATTTTTCAAGGTTATCTACTTCCTCTCCATCTGTATATGCTGCAAATGTTACAGTTTTATTTAAAAAATCTATCCCTATTAAGTTTGTATCATATTCTACATATTCATCTTGATAATACATTTTATCTAAATATACTCTAAATTTAATCTCTCTCATTTTCTCCCTCCAAAGCTTCTATTTTTGTTTTTAGTTCTTGTAAGCATTTATCACATAAACTTATTATAGTTCCACTATTTCCACTATCTTGTCTTATTAATAAAAGATTACTTTCAATTTTACTACCACAACTATTACAAAAATTACCTAATTGTCTATAATTAATTTTTTCTTTTTCTTTGCTATTTTTATATATTACTTTAATCATCTTCTCCCTCCCAAGTTGCTATATCCCTTATATATTCGCCTTGATTATAGCAAATACAGCACATTACACTACTCTTAATATCATTAATATTTAATGTATTTTTTTTACTATCTAAATCTCTATTAATAATTTTTTTCTCCATTTCAAATTTTGTACATCCACAAATTTTACATCTCCACATCTTCATCCTCCATTAGCCCTAAATATTCTTTCACAGAATTTCCTTGTTCTTCCCATTGTTTAGATAACTCTCCATTAGAGTTTGTTATTACTTCAACTATTTCGTCTTGATGTTCTATCATAAATTTATTTATAAAACTTAATATTATTTTATTCATCTCCTAAAATCTCTCCTGCTCTTACTTTACCCCAAAAATCTTTATACTCCTTAGATTCCAAAACTTGCTTAGCTTCGTCAGAAAATAAAAAATAATTCCCTAAATCATACCTCTCATTATCTAAATCATTTCCATAGTCCTGAGTTTTCTCAACTCTTGAATTATTTATATAAAAATATATTCCTTTAAATTTTCTCATCGGCTTCCTCCTCGAAATAATGTCTAAAACTAAAGCATCAAACAATTCTTTATCATCAGCATACACCAGCTTCCTCCAGTCTCACAACACTATCATCAATTTCGCTCAACCACATAGTTTTAAAATCTTCAAAAGCCTTAACTACATCAGTTATCATAGATTTTAGAACTACTCCAATCATATTTCTTTTATGTGAATTGATAGTTCCAAGCATCATAATTACAAGAAACATAGTCCTAAGAAGTTCTAAACTGTCTCCAGTTTCTTTATGCTCACAATCAGTAAACGCTTCATCTAAAATTTTAACGACATCATTTTCAACATGATAATTAATCTGACTTTTAAATCTATCTACAATCTTATCTGATGCTTTTATAGTTCTTGTCAAAATAGCTTTGTAATATCTATTTAGAACCATACCCTCTTTATCCCAAAGTTCTCTATTAATTTTCAAGTATTTATTAATTAAGTACATAAGCGTAATTCCTTGCATATCCCCATCTTTGTGTACAACTCTTATTTTTCTCATATACATCACTTCTTATTTGCTTCTTTAACTTTCTTGATTCTAACTTTCAAACTCTCAACAAGTGCATCTTGTACATCTCCTTTATTTTGTAAAGCTTCCATTACATCTTCATCTCTAGTCTCTTTACAAACCAAATGATGGATTATTACCTTTTCTGTCTGCCCTTGTCTGTGTAGTCTTTTGTTAGCTTGCTGATATAATTCCAAACTCCAATTAAGCCCAAACCATATCACATGATTACCCCCAGCTTGTAAGTTAAGTCCATAAGCTGCACTTGCTGGGTGGGCTAGTAGTATATCAATTTCCCCTTTGTTCCAATCTAGTTGGTCTTGTGGAGTCTTCAAAAGTCTTATTCTTAACTTCGATTCTTTCAAAGCTTCAACTATTCTGTCCTTGTCGTGTTGGAAATTATAGAATACTAGTGCAGGTTTCCCATTTAACTGTTCTATCAGCTCTAAAAATCTTTCAATCTTACAATCATGAACTTCAAAGACTTTCCTATTCTCGTCATAGATAGCTCCGTTTGCTAACTGAAGTAACTTGTTAGATAGTGCCGCTGCATTTGCGACAGTGATTTCAGTATCTTCAAGTTCAAGTATAGCTTTTTTCTCAAGCTCATCATAAGACTTCTTAGCCTTGCTATCTAAAGCTACAGGTACTTGTTCATAGATTATGTCAGGGAGTTCTAGGTAATCTTCTGCTTTCATAGAGATACAAATATCTGATATCTTTTCATGTATGGCTTCATTGGATCCTTCTTTGGCATCATAGTTGAAAATTACTGTTCTATTTCTTTGTCCAGGTTCAAAATATCTTTCTCTAAATTTCCCGATAGTCTTTTCTAATCTCTCTCCCTGATCCAGTAGATACAGTTGAGCCCATAAGTCTATCAACCCATTAGGTGCGGGTGTCCCCGTAAGTCCAACAATTCTTGTTATCTTGTTCCTGATAACTTTCAAACTTTTGAATCTTTTTGATTGATGATTCTTAAAGCTAGACCACTCGTCAAGTACCACCATATCGAATGGCCATGCATTTTTATAGTAATCGACTAACCAGGTAACATTCTCTCTATTTATCACATAAATATCTGCTGTTTTTGCAAGTGCCTTTATACGCTTCTGTAGCCCCCCTAAAACAAGAGATGTTTTTAGTAGGGATAAATGGTCCCACTTTGCTATCTCATCAGTCCAGGTAGCCTCTGCGACTTTTTTCGGGGCTATTATTAATACCTTTCCTACTTCAAATCTATTAAATTTTAAATCTACTATTGCAGATAAAGTTATTATGGTTTTTCCTAAACCCATATCAAGCATAAGCCCCAATTTATCATCGCTTATCATTCTATCAATGCAGTATTTTTGGTATTCATGCGGTATAAACTTCATTTAGGCATCACCTCCTCAATAAATTCATCTACTTCTTGAAATGAAGCTATAACTCTTACCCCACAATTTAAGTTTTCTAATTTTTGTATAAAATTCTTCTGTAGTGGGGATAAATTATCCCTTTTTCCTTCTGCTTTCAGTTCCACAAAATAGATATCTCCTCCAGGAACTATAACTATTCTGTCAGGTACTCCTGCATTTCCTGGAGAAGTCCACTTCATACACAAGCCTTTTTTATTTTTTACACTTTTAACTAAATATGCTTCAATTTCACTTTCACTTTTTTTCATGAATTTTCTCCAATCTGAAACGTAACAAACTTTCTTTTTTTTCTTATATAT